ATTTGGAGTTTACAAAGCTCTCCAGGCTCACAAAAGTAATTTATCTGTTCATAATATTAGCAAACCTGTTTTAGAGGATGTTTGTAATGAAAGGGTTAAAAGGATTGAGGATAATATGAAGGCTATTGGTATATCTATAGACCTAATAAGAGATGATGTTAGAGATTTGAGAGTTTATATAGAAAAACATGGAAAAAGTTAAGTTAGACCAATCTACTATTGATAATTTAAGAAATAGAGGCAGAAGCAGTCTATTTTTCTTTGCTAGAGCTATACTTGGATTTTCCGACTTTGATAAAAATATCCATAAACCTATCTGTGATGAGCTTCAAAAAGATGAAAACAAGAGAGTAATGATAGTACTTCCTCGTGATTGGTTTAAGTCTTCAATGGGTTCTGTAGCTTATCCTATATGGCTGGCTGTAAATAATCCTAATATCAGGATTTTGATAGTCCAAAACTCTATGAGCAATGCAAGAAAGAAACTTAGTTCTATCAAGCAGATGATAGAAAACAATAAACTTCTCAGAGTACTATATCCTAAACTTCTACCCAGAACCAGAAATACTTGGACTGCGGAATGTTTGACTGTTAATAGAGATGGAAGTTTTCCTGAAGGTACATTTGAAGCTGCAGGAACTGGAACTGCTGTTACATATAGACACTATGATGTAGTGATAGAAGATGATACTGTCAGTCCTCAGATTGATGATATGACTGGAATTATTCAACAACCCACTCAACTAGAAATTGAAAAAGCTATTGGATTTCATCGTCTTATACATCCTCTTCTACTCCATCCTCAAGAATCTAAGATTGTAATTATAGGAACTAGATGGTGTGAAAATGACCTTCTTGGCTGGATAATGAACAATACCACCAACTACAAAATATTACAGAGAAGTGCAAGAGAAAACGGAAATATTATATGGAGTAGATATAATGATGATGTTCTTAGAGAACTTGAGGAAAATGTAGGGCCTTATATGTTTTCAACCTTATTTATGAACCAACCATTGAATGATTTAAGTGCAGTTTTTAAGAGAGATTGGTATCACTATTATCAAACAATTCCTCATAACAACATTGTCTATTGTACATCTGTAGACCCTGCATCTGCTAAGCAAGAAGGAACATCTAACCCCGATTATACAGTTGTATTGACAACGTGTATAGATAGAACGAGTGGACAAATATACATAATTCATTATACCAGAGAAAGAATGAATCCAGGTGAGCAAGTGGATGCTATTTTCGACCACTATAGAGCATACAAGCCTCTTGTTGTTAAGATAGAAGCCATTGCATATCAAAGAACTCTTGTCTATTGGGTTAAGAAACGGCAAGATTATCTAAATATGCCTTTCTATGTAGAACCTATAAAAGGAATGGCTGGTTCAAAGGTTGATAGAATAAAAGGTCTTCAGCCATACTTTGCAGCAGGAAAAATATCAATGAGAGCTGATATGGGAGAGCTTGAGAGAGAACTCTTGTCTTTTCCACACGGTACTCACGATGATATAATTGATGCGCTTTCTATGCAAAGAGATTTTTGGTATAAAATTGGAGAGGATGAAAAAGTTCATAGAGAGATACAAAACAGGGATAATGATTTTAGTGGACAATCTATTTTGGATGAACTAATGGGAAGGGCTAATATGGCCAATAGATATCCTTTTGATATGGGCTTAAACTATGAAAAGGTAAAACAAAACCAATTGCGAGAGTATAGTTATAGGAATTAAAACATGTTAGATACAGAAGAATGGATGCAAGAGATAGAAAACGGCCTTGATTATAGAAGGCAGTTTAGTAGAGAGGATGCTTGGCATAAGTTAGAGTTGAATTATACAAACGACCCAGCTTCTGACTGTACAGTTGGGCCTAATTTAATCTATTCTATGGGCGATGCTTTACTAAGCAGCCTCTGTGTACCCGACCCTGAATTTGTATTAACAGCTGAACATCCTTCAGGTGTTAGTAGAACTCCTGTAGTTGAGTATGTTGATAACTGGCTTGTTAGGAAAATGAACTTAAAAAGGGAAGTTGAAAGTGCTGTTATGAATTCTTATCTCTTTAGTCGAGCTATATTAAAGATAGGATATGACAGTGAGTTTGGGTGGTCTCCATATTATGATATAGGTAGAGATAATAATCTCTTGGGAATGACCCTAACACAGTTTGATAAAGAAGGTAGAAGGATTGAGTATGCTTCAGTCAGTCCAGGCATGCCTTGGGTATCTTGTGTATCTCCTCACGACATAGTTGTTCCTTGGGGAACTACTAACATCGATGATGCACCCTGGATAGCTCATAGGGTTATTAGGTTAAATGAATATATTAAGAAAGATGCCAAATACAAAAATACATCCAGACTAGAGCCTCAAGTATCTATGGAAGGTTTTATGGAGAGCTATGGACATGTTATGTCTAAGGAAAGAAGAACGTCTCTAAAAAGTAGCAATCATGGAGAGCACAACAGAAAATCTGTCTTTAACATTCTTTGGGAAATACATGATAAGATGAGTGGTAAGGTTTTAGTGGTATCTCCCGATTATGATAAGTTTATTAGAAATACAGTTGATGCACTGCAAATTGGCGGACTTCCTTTTGTTAGTAGTTCTCTCGTTAGGCATCCCAGAAGTTTTTGGTCTACTCCTCAAGCATACTATCTTGGACAAATCCAAAAAACTCAATATGATATATCAGTTCAAGCAGAAAAACAACGTAGAATAAATACCCTTAAATTCATAGCTAATAAAAGATCTATGAGTGAAGATGAAATGAACAAACTCATAAGCGGGGATGTAGGTGCAGTTGGGCTTGCCGAGGGCAATCAGCCTCTTAGAGATACTTTTATAGCATTTCCCCAAGGTAATCCTATCAATTTTGTTCTTGAGTCCGATGCTAATAGAGCAAATGCCAGAGATATGATTGGTTTTAGTCGAAATCAACTTGGAGAATTTGACTCTTCATCTAGGAGAACTGCTAGAGAGGCAACGTTTGTAAAGCAAGGTTCAGAGCTTAGAACATCAAGAAGAATGAACTCTATTATCGATCTATTTATTGATACTATAATAAAAGTCAATAAGATAATTTTTAGGTATTGGAAACTTCCCAGATATGCTATGGTAGAGAATGATTGGGTAAAGTTTACAGGACAGGAATTAGAGGGAGATTATCTATATGACGTAACATTGTCAACGAAGAGAAATGTTAGTCGAGCTCAGAGAAAAATTGAGAGTATGCAAATGATGCTACAAATGGCTCAAATCCCTGGGATTAACCTAGATGCTATGAAAAAATATATTGCCGATGCTTCTGCCGACCCTGCTTTTCCTGCTTTACTTGGCTTAGGTAATCAGCAACAAATGGCCAATCAGCAACAAATAAGGACACAACAAACAGGTAGAGAAAAGAAAGAGGAAGGAGGCTCCTAATGCCGATTTATGATTTTCGCTGCCCTAATTGCAGTTATTTACTAAAGGACAGGTTTACTAAGTCTTGGGACGAGGAAGTTAATTGTTCTAGGTGCCGTGCTATTATGAAAAAGCTGATTAGTGAAGGAGTAGTTGGTAAGGTATTTCCGGCTGAAGGTGTTTATTTAGAACACGTTAGTCCTAAGGGCAAGACATTTCATAGTACTAAAGAGATGAGGGATTATGAAAAGAAACACAATGTGGATTTGGGGTATTTGTTATGAACCAAAAAACTGAAGACAAGATAGTCGTATATTTGTTAAGTGATGGAAGTATCAATGCTGAGTTTCCCGAAAATCACTTTTCAAAAAGACAACTTATGCGTGTCTTAAAATCAATAAAACTTGGATATAGAAGAAATGTTAGGGAATATAGAAAACAGATAATGAAAGGTGTAAAAGATGGACAATTTGCAAGAAGAAGAACAGAAACAAAAACAGAAGGAGCAAGAACAGAAGGAGCAACAAACATTGAAAGAGCAACAAATGTTGAAGGAGATAGAGGACTTAAGAAAGCAAGTGAACCTTCAAAAGGAAACCGATTCACAGAAGTTAGAACAGGAGAAGGAACAAGAGTTAACAAGGCTTCAGCAGGAGGCTGATATAAAGAAGACATTTGCAAGTAAAGACAATGTCGACTTGGATGATTTGAGTAATAAGGAAATCTTGGACGTCGTTGCCGATGCGTTTGATAAAGCTATTGAGGCCAGAACTAAAATAGCTATTGATGCTGCTTCTAAGTCTAATAAAAATATAGACGACAAGTTAACCAGACTTGAGCAATATCTTTTGGGAAAAGAAGCTAGAGACGGTATTGATGAAGCTAGAAAGAAGTTTAATGACTTTGATGATTATAGGGAAGATATATCTAAAGTGTTTAAGGCTTACCCTGGAATACTTCCAGAGGATGCATATATAATTGCTAAGGGTAGAAAGTCTGCTGATGTTCCGCCTCAGAAAAATATGGAAAGCGAGAAGCCCATTAGTCTTGGGACTCGTGCTGAGCAGGCTGAAGAAAGGTATGAAAAGAGAGAAAAAAAGGAGGATGAGGTTAAGATGAACAAAAGACAATTTAGGCAGTTGTTAATGGAATCTGCAGAAAAAATAATAGGTAATAGAGAGTATTAAAAGACTGTTAGCTATAATATGACAGTTGTTTATGAGATATTTATAGATATCGAGTTCAAGGGAACTTATCGTCCTTAAAACTACTATATTTATTAACTGAAAATGGAGAATTAAAATGGCTACAACTCTTCCGGAATTAACCAGGACGATAGATGATGACTTCCTAAATACTTGGTATGAAGTCCGTCCTGATGCGAAGGACAACATACTAGAGTCAAATGTACTTCTTCTTGCTCTTAAGGAACATGGCTGTCTAACGCCTCAAGTAGGTGGCACTTATGTTACTAGATCCGTATCTTTTGGAACTAAGAACAAGCAAAACTTCCAAAAGGGTACTGTTTTGACGCAGAGCGAAACTGACATTGATACTATGGCCCGATGGGACTGGAAATATTTTGCTGTTGACGTTAATAGAAGTCTTGTTGATGATAGTAAGAACTCTGGTAAGTTCAAACGACGAGATTATATTGCAAGGAGATTGGAAAGGGCTAAGGATAGTTTAGAGCAGGATATTGAGACTGATTTATTTAGATATGATGCCTATGCTGCTGCACCGAAAAATATGAATGGTCTTCTTGATATAGCTGTAGGTATTACTGTCAATACTGTTCTAAAAGGCTCTGGAGCGGCGGACTATGACACGTATGCGTCTGGTACATCTAATGGAAACATTAACAGAACAAATACTTGGTGGAGAAACTGGGCGTCTGAAGATGGTCAGGACTCTACAGAGAGTGTTGTAAATAAACTTGCAGCCGACCCTGTTTCACCTTATAGCTTAAACCTCCTGCCAGACATGAGGCACTTCTTTAATATGGTAAGTGCTAATCAGGAGTCTCCCAACTTGATTTTGTGCGACCAGAGTATATTTGAAGCTTATGAGGATGAAGTTGCAGATAAGCAGCAGATTGTTAGAACATCTTTTGATAAAAAGGCAGCCGACCTTGGGTTTGAGACACTAACATTCAAAGGTGCAACTATGAGTTATTCATCTAAACTTGCAGGCTCAATGAACATGTTTTTCCTAAACCTTAATCATATTGAACTAGTTTACAATCCGAATGTTTGGTTTGATATGACTAATTGGAAGGAGACTGCAAATCAGTTTGAGAGAGTTGCTTATATTTCTTGTATGACAACTGGGCTAATCACAGATCAACCGAGAAGACACGGGGTACTTGAATATACCAGTTAAGTAATTCAAACATTGAATAACTAAAAATTAAAATAGAAAGGAAATTAAAATGGCTCAGAAGATTTTGTTTCAGACTAAACTGACTGATACTAAAAGCAGCGATGTTGAAGGTGTGGGTAATCTTAGAAGTGATGAGAAAGGTAATGTTTATAAATGGGTTAAAAATACTCATTCAACAACGTCAACTATCTATGGAGCATGTGTTTACAGTGGTGCTACTAGAAGTGAGGTTACAAAGGCAGTAACTCTTGTAACTAGTCCAACATGCTATACTAATGTCGCTGGATTTTGGAAGGCTGCTGTAAAAACAGGTGAGTATGGCTGGATACAGTGTAAGGGTGCTGCAACTTGTATAATTGCTGCAAGTATTGCTCGTGTTATGGGAGTACTCTTTGGAATTGAAGATGCTCTTGAGACTCTGACATCTGTTGTAGCTAGTACACAAGCAAGTGATGGGACTTTTGCACAAAGAAGTGGAATGATTTATCCTCCTACTTCTGCTGCATCTGTTAGCGTAACGGCGACTGCAACAATGGCTATAGATTTGATGCTTTAATTTTAATCCTTCCTCTATATACAAAAGAGGAAGGATTGTAATCATATTATAAAGGATAAATAGATTGAAGACTAAAGTACAAAATCCAAAAATAGCATGTATACTTACATCTTATGGGTCTATAGATCCTGATGTTTACCGTAATCACATTAGTTGCTTACTTCACTGGAATAAACAGTTTAATATATCTGTACTTCATTATGGTGGAGTTCAACAGCACGATGCACTAAATGGAATGATTAAGGAAGCTAAGGAAAAAATTGACCCAGATTATTATTTGTTTTTAGAACACGATAATGGTTACAATAAAAGTACTTTGGAGAATTTGTTATCTCATGATAAGGATATAGTTACTGGATTTTATTGTCTTAGAGAATGGCCTTTTGCGCCGATTCCTCTTATTAAATTAGATAAGAACAAAAAGGAACTGACCCGATTTGATTTTATTCCTCACGAAGGTATAGACCCTCTAATGGAAGTTGATGTAGGATGCTTTGGATGTTGTTTAGTTAAGAAAAGAGTAATAGATTCATTAGGCTCAAAGTGTTTTAGATATATCTATGATGGTGAAAACAATCTTCTTCCTGATGTTGTATTTTTTCAGGATGCTAGAGACAATGGCTTTAAGGTTTATGTAGATGGTTCAGAAAGAATATCTCATTTTGGCAAATCTATTCAGATTACTCCTGACAATTATAAAATACTTCAAGACATGTATATGTTAGCATATCCAGGTTTAACTGATAAGAAACCAGAAATGAGAAAAATCCTGCAAGAAGTTTATCAAGAGTTTTTTGATAACTTGAATAATAGAATTAAAGATTTACCGGAAGACAAAAAAATTATACAATAATAAAGGAGATTAAAAATGGCTACTATTATAGCTAAGAACAGTAGAATGGCGTTTCTTAAATGCATGTCTTTGTTATATGGTATATCTAATGAAGCAGACAAACCTGTTGGACATGCTCCATCAAAGTTAAAACGTAGAATATGGATAAAAGATGATACAGGAGCTCCATCTGGGGCTGCTGAAACAGGGATGGTAGCTGGAGATTTAATCTTAAATATAGTTGATGATGAAGTTTACAGATACATTAGTAGTACTACATATGCAAATGTAACAGCGGACAGTTGATTGTAAGGAGATAAATACTACATCCTAGCTAAAGCCGATTGGTTAAAAGCCGATTAGTAAAGCCGATTAGCTAAAAAGGAGATAGATAATGGCCAGAACTCGAAGTGAAATAGAAGATTTAGTAGAACTGAATACAGGAAGGACTGATAAGTCTACTTTAATACAAAGTCTTTGCAATAGTGCTCTTAAACTTGCTGTTACCAAACATGCTTTTCACGATAGCTTTTGCGTTTGTGATGATGAGGCTATAACTGAAGATGCTACATCCGTTGATATATCTTCGTTAACAGAAAGCGATGTAGCTATTGGAAGTATTATAGATATTGTAACAGCTAGGATAGTTGAGGCGGATGGCTCTAAAAATGCTGTTCTATCTATGAAGAATAAACAGTGGTGGGACAGGAATGTTATCAATCCTGAGGATAATCAGAAAGGTTGGCCTGTTTATGGATTACATTTTGGTTCTAACATTATTCTTGATAGACCTTCTAACAGCGGCCTCGAACTCCGATTGAGAGTTTCAACTGTTCCAACTTTTACTGCTGACTCTACAGAGTGTCCAATAGAAGTTTTAGATTTATTTGTAGAACAATATGTAACGGCTATGGTTTATCTATCTCTTGGAATGAATGATAAATATATTAGTTGGTACTTATTGGCTCTTGGTAGGAATTATGATAGGGGTATGATAGGTGGAACGCTTTTGGCTTGTATTGATAAAGACAAAGGTAGTGGAGCTGAGGATAGGTATGTCGAGAGGGGTACTACTAATATGAGAGGAGGAGGTATTACTGTTGAGAATATCATATCTGGACACGATAGATATGGAGAAATAGATACTTGGTATTAAAAAATGGCTATTTTTATAATAAAGACTACACCTCAAATAGGTACAGTTGAAATTACTACATCTCCAGATACTAAGTTTGTAGATTGGATGATTGCGTGTGAGTTCTTTACAAACAAAACTGCTCAGTTTAGTAATGCAGGCTATGAGAAAGCACTAGAGTTAATTGCTAAAGGTTCTATGCAATATAAAGGTATTAAAAATGAAGAAATGGAAGACTAAACCATATACTGTTGTTGGTTGGCTAACTCTAGGCATGTTTGTGGCGATAGGTATTGTAGACATCATTCTAGATAGAATAGAAGGAGTGCCTACGATAAGCCAATACATAACTGCTCGTTGGCAAGACCAGCCTCTTTTCGGCTATATTATAATTGGACTAATGTTGTTTATGATATTTCATTGGTTTTTTGATAAGTCAAGACGGAAATGATTTAACCGAGCTAAAGCCAATTAGCAAAACAGAAAATCAAAACAGAAAGGATATAGAATAATGCCTGTTAGAAAATGTTCTAATGGAAAATATAAAATCGGTAGTGGTAAGTGTATGTATACATCTAAGAAAAAAGCTGAGAAGGCTTATG